GGCGTGCGCGGCGTCATGCACCCGCATATTCGGAGCGATAAGGCCCCCAGTCCATCCGGAGTTCGTAGCCATTAGAAAATTGCCTCCCCTACGTCTGCGGTGCCGCCGCCGCCTCCGCCGCCGACGAGCCCCTTGGCCCAATTATACGCACTCGACGTAGTCGGCAGCGCGTTTCCCACATACGGGGCCGTGTTAGCCACTGCGTTGCCCCAGATTTGACCCTGTGCCGCGCCGCCAGCCGCCGCGGCATTCGCGGACGCCTGGGCTAATTGGTTCGTAGCACCCACGCGTGCGAGCCACAAATTCGTCACGTCGTTACCGCCGAGCCCGACGCTCGGGGCCATCGCGTTGCTTTGCTGAAGAATACCCTGCTGCGCGGAAATGTTTTTCAGTTGCTGGTTTTGCAGGTTAGGAAAAAGTCCTTGCAATATGTTCTGGCGTTTCGTCTGTAAATCCTGGGCAGCGTTCGTCAGGTTCGCGGCCTGCTGTTCGCGTTGCATCTTCAGGTTGATGCCCGCGGTCCCGAGGATGGTGCTGAGGACTTGACCGCCGACGCCGCTAGCGTTAGCAGCACCGGTCACCTGGCCGGTCTTTTGCAACCCGGTTTGCACCAGTTGCGCCTGAACGTCCGGCGGAAGTGTGGCTCCGGCAGCCAGTTCCTTGAGCGCGGCGTCAACGAGGGCTTTCTTGGCGTCGTCCTCGCCGGGGGTGCCAGCAACCGCCTCGCGGGCAGCAGTCGCGGCTACAGTATCCGCCGGGGTATTACCGGAAGCCAGAGCCGCAGAAGTTTTGGCAATAGCGCCTTCTGACGCATACCGCTGGGCTAGCAATGCCGGGTCGATTTGACCCTGCAACGCGAGTTGATTTTTCGCCCGGTCGATGTCCGCCTGCTGCGCCTGGGCATTGACGGTGCCGGGCTCAAGCTGGGAATAGACAAAGTCGCGCTGCTTTTGCAACGCGTCGATTTGCATCTGCGTGGCGTCGCGCATGGCATTCGCTTGAATGCTAGCACCTGCCACTTGACCTACTGCTCCAAAAACATCACTCATAATTCTTTCTGAAAAGTGCGCTCCGTCTGGGAATACCCGACGTAGTCATAAATTTTCGCTACCCGCTCACCTTCGAGAGTGTCAAAGGCGGCTATGCTGATTCGCTTGCACTTGGCGTCACGGGCGGCGCGCTCTATAGAGCCGAGCAATAACAGGGTGTTGGTGGTGCCTGGAAGACTAAACCAAAACGGAACGCTCGCCACGGAATCTCCTGAAAAAATATCTGGAACGATGAATAGGCCGATAACTGCACAGGCGTCGCCCCAGGCATTCCCGTCCCCGTCCTCCATAGCCTGCGATAACTCCCACGTCCGGGCCACACCAAGCTCCATCAGGTGACGCCAGTGAGGGAAGAAATACTCTGCCTTTCGGCCCCGAAGGTGTTCCGGCAGCCGGGACTCCACGGAGCGAAAAATGGGCTCCAGGCGCTCGGTAAATTCGGTCGATTTGAGTTCGCGGACGGTTGCCATGTCTCTAAATAGTGCTCGTTTTTTACAGCTTGACCAAGCACCACATGGCCAACTGGGGAGGATACGGCACCGTGCTGCCGGGGATGGAAATAGTGGTCGAGCCGACAGTTTGGCTGGCATTCACGTTGACTTTCGTCGGGCTGGTGTAGCTGACGATGGTCACAGTCGGGCTGCCGTTGGCGAACAGGATTTGCTGTCCCACCATCGTGGCGCTGAAGAACGCGGCGCTGGCCGTCACCACCGTGGTTGCCTGGCTCGCCGTAATCGGCGGGATTGCGTCTGAACTGTCGATGGTGCTGTCGTTGATGGCGACGAAATCGGTTTCGCCGAAAAACTCACCGGCCTTGCGGGTAGCAAGGTTCGCGTCCACGGTCACCGGCGCGGACCCGTCGGCATTCGCGGCGGCTTGCATGATGATGCGGCCCCGGAAGTTCTGATTATTCGCGCCGAACAAATCCCAACCGGGGTTGGCCACGAGCGCGTCCGCGAGCACCGGAGCGCTCACGTATTTGATGTCGCCGGGTGTCCCAGAGACGGTGCGCCAGAGTCCCCGCTCCCAGTGAATGAGGCAGTTGATGGACGTGTCGAAATACTGCTGGTAGTCAACCACAACCGAGGTTGCCGGACGGCCAGACGTGGGGCCGTTCTGCGGTATGCTGTTGAACGGAACCCAGTTGGTCCCGTCGAATTCATACCAGCCGATGGCGGAACCCCGGCTGGGGTCAACGTCGGTAGGGTCCTTCGTCGTGCGCAACCAGACCGGCGGGTTGCTGCTCGGGGGAGTGCTAGCCTGAGCCCAGAACGCCGCCGTAAAGCTGGCGCTGATGTCGAGTGGCACATACCGCTTGGTCGCCGGGTCGAACACCCACCACTGGGTCCCGTTTTTCAACCACGGACCGACGTTGCTCGTCGGCTCAGTGTCGCCGGTGACGAAAAAGTTGCTTCCCGCTGGGCTGACGATGCGCATCCGACGCACCATGAGCGTCGCGAGTTCCTGGGGGCTGCCGTCGAAGGTCGGCGGAAGCTGCGCCATTTCAATGAGTAAGTTTGTTGCGTTTAGTGCCATAAATTAAAACGGGTAAGAGCGGCCCGAGCGGCTGTTCCACAGATAGTCGGACTGCGCGTCTGAGATGGGGATGGGGAAAATTCCAGTCTCGTCGGCCTTGGCGGAATACGTTCCGTTGCCGGTCCCGACGAAGAATGACCCTTGGTTCGAGGCCGGGACCACGTAATTAGCGGGGGTCGTGACAATGGCACCGACGGCGCTATCATTGACTTGGAACCCAATTTCTGCGGTGACGGGGTCATACCAGGCTCGGTAGTAATACCACTGATTCAGTGCTAACACTTTCGGATACACAATGGTGGATTTGAGGGTGTGGGTGCTGTCGAATAGCTGCAACGTGAACACGTCATTCGTCCAGGTCACGGCAAACGTCATGGATACAAATAGGCGATACTCCGTGCTGATTTGCTGTGTTGGGTCGGACACCGCGATGTTATACCATCCGGTGAGCGCAAATCCGGTGCCTGTGTTCGGCAAACTGTGGGTAAATCCCGCCTGAACATGCGAACCGATTCCACCACCGCCACTAAAAAACACCGCATTGTTAATCAGCCCCGGTGTGTTGATGACGGAATTAAATCCGTTCGCCAGAATCGACTGGACGGAGTCAACCCGAGGGACTGTAGCATCCCCGATTTCGTCGAATTTCCACCACGCTTGCGGGTTGCAGAATAGTTCAATGGTGTCGGAGACGAGGGAGCAGGCTGGCGCGCTGTTGTTCAGGTGCAACGCGTAGTCCGAAAAATCCGAAGGCGTTGTCACGGGGATTTCGAGCCGGGCCTGGGTCGTCGCCGTGGTGTCTTCGAGGAAAGTATCGTTTCGATACCACCGATATATCAGGGGACCGAAACCCGTGCCGGGGTCCACGATGAAAGGGCCGATGGTAGCAGCGCCGCCGAGCGTAGCGAAAAGTATTTCGCTCGGGAGCGGCGCGATGATAGCAGGGCAGGTGCCTTCTCCCACCTGTATCGGGTCGCTGAGGGGCGTTTCGCCGTTAGGGGTAATGGCGCTGACCCGGTAGTGTCCGGGACCGAAGGGCGTCAGGTCGATGGGCGGGTTCGGAATACACTCCGCCACGATGGTGTAGCTGCCGAACGGATTAGCAGTGTCGGCCTTGTAAATGCTGTAACACAGCGCACCGGGGTATGCGTCCCAGGACAGCGTGAAGTTGCCTACGCCGCCGAGAATGAGACCGGTCGGAAAACTTTGAGGGGTCAGCGGGTTCAGGACGATGACCGGCCCGCCGGAACTGCTGAAAAGTGCTTCGCAAATCGGCGGCGAAATGTAGTCGATGCGAGGGCGTCGCAGAAAGAGGTATTCAAAGGCTTGGTTCATTATTCAAAACCCTCCCCAAGACTTATGACTGGCGGCAACGACCCGCTGATTTCGACACTGGCCATCTTCGTCGCGATGATGGTAGCCACGCGGTCCGCGGCGGACTGACTGATTATGCTTTCTGCGCTTCCGATGCCGATGGCGCTAACACCCTGGTCCGTCACGGTGACGGTCTTCGTCGCGGTGAAGTGCTGCAAGTCTTTGACGGCCAGTTCTTCCGTCGCTACCACGATATTCGGGTCGGCCACTCCGGGGCCATCGTATCGCACCGTGTTATACGGCACTTCGTCAATGCAAGCCTCTGCGCTGCCGCTCATGTCCTCCGGCGTGCTTTTGGCGAAAGACCGAATCCATCGGACAGTGGCCGGGCCTTGCCCAACGACGAGGACCTGAAAACTCTCGTCGATGCCTTCGAGTTTGTTCGACTCCGTGGGGCAACTTCCGGTCTCGGTCTGAGCATTGAGGGGAGTCTGGTTTGCGTCCTGAGTTCGGACGATGCGTTGCTGCGGCTTGAATTCAAAAAGCTTGCTCGTAGCCACAATCGGCACGTCATCCCGAAGGCTGCCGCGGGCTACGGAAATTTTCTTGGCCAGGATGGGTTTGTATTCGCCACGCATCCCACCGGCGAAAAACACTCCGAGATTCAGGTCCTCCGCGATACCACTTAGGGCCACATCGGACCACTGAAACCGGCAGTCGCTGCCGGGAATTTTTCCGCTCTGGCTAGTCGCTCCGAAGTATCCTCGGGTTTGAACAGCCCAAGTGATGGGGCACCCGTTGTCGAGCCGGTCGGGGGTAAACGATTCCCACAGCCGATTCTGGCCGTCGGACTCGTCCACACTCACATGATAAATTCTGTCGATGCCGGAGACCACACCGGTCACCCACTGCACGGGTCGCGTGCCGAGCCACACACTGGACCAGGACGGTCCGCTGGAATTCGTGAGGGATTCCACCGACACGTCGTTCAGGCACCATGTATGCTTGTTGTAATAGTCCCCGCTCGGGACGCTCACGAGAGCGTATTGGCCGAAGGACCCGAGCGCAATGCAATCCAGGTTATCGCTGACGCGGCCCTTGCTTTGCATCATCTCGTTGTCGCGCAGCGGCAGCCGGGTGCTCAGCTTGCCTGCGGTAGCGAAATCGAACACCACGAGTCCCTGGGGGCTGAACCAGGCAAGCTGGCCGAAGTGATTGACCACCGCTCGCGCTCCGACGCATCCGGTTTGCAACACTTCGATTTGGAAATTGTCCGTGGTCGGCCAAAGCGAGCGGTCCCGGATGTTCGCCTGGAGAATGCTAGCATTGTGCTCGGTGAATACCGCTAGTTGCGGCGCTTCGAGAGACGGAGTTTTCGCCATCGCCGTCACCGTTCCGGTGAAGTGAAATCCCTGGACGTTGCCGAGGTAAATCTGCTCGCGGAAGCTGAACGGATTGGAAATGTCACTCGCATACACCGTGTCGTCCACGGCAACCCAGAGCCGGTCGCCAACCCAGACCATCGGACCCCCCGCGGGAGTCTCGAAAAGATTATCCCGGATGTGGCCGGAAGTGCTGCCGTCGAAAAACGCAGGAGCCGTGTTGCCGCCGTCCTGAATGAGCAAAACATTTCGAGGGTTAATCACCGTAATGGGGGAACTGAAGTCGGTGGTGGTGCGCTTCGCCGACTGCACGGCGTTCACGAAGAACACCTGCTTAGCCCACGGGAGCATCTGCACGTTCGGAAGCTGCGCAAACTGAAGGAATGGATACGGCGCAACATATACAATGCCATCGACCACGACGATGAACTGCGACAGCCCGACTCGGGGATTGAAAATGGTAGCGCCCTGCAAATTGCCCATCGGGAAAGTCACGAGGCACCGGTGTCCGGGGCGGCAGGATAACACCCCGCCGACGTTCACCATGTTAATGCTGTCCCAGTAGTAGCCGATGGGCAGTTGCCCCGGCTCCATGCTGGAATTCATTCCCTGCACGAAAGCCCCATCGAAATCGAATAGGGTAGCTGCGGCCATAGGTTAGCGGATGTCGTAGTCCGACTTGTCACGAGGGTTATTCCGGTCGATGACTTGCACCGGCATATAAACAGGGGGTTCGATTTTTTGCTGGGCTTCAATTTCGAGCCGGGCCGCGTCGGCCTCAGCGCTATGAGCATCGGCCCACTGGCGGTCGGAGTAATCTTTGCGCGCCTGCATACCGATAAGGAACGCGGCGCGACTCAGCATCGGGATGTGGTCGAAGCGGCTGGTGTAAATGGGGTTCGCGCGCATATACGCGACACGCACCCACCGCGCGCAACGGTTGAGTGTAATGCGCCGATACTGGGGCACGTTCTCGTCGGGCTCGTATACCGCCAGATTCACGCCGGTGCTGCCGGAACTGTCGATGGTCGCCAGCCGGACCGAGCCGACGGTGCTGTCCTTGAATACCCCGGTGATTCGCGCAATCAGTGGCGCACCCGCGTCGGGCATGGCCACGCCGTAAATCGTCGGCACCCGGTAGCCATTCAACCAGACTCCGCCCTCTTCGCGCCGGAGCAACTGCCCGGCGCTATCGTAGCCATACACAATGAGCGCTTTTCCGGCGTCCTCGGGCCGCTGAAGGTATGCCACTAGCAGCGCTGGCGTCAGCAGGTCCCGGTAGGTGCTGTGGTTCGCGCCCTGGTCCTGCCACTGGTGCTCACATCGGGTGTGCAGAGGTCGGTCGCCTGGGCCGTTCAAGTGAAACGAAAAAAGTTGGTCAACGCCGAGACTGGGCCGTCCTTCCACATTGACTGCGAGGACAGTGCCGACTTCTCGGGGCATGGTCACGCACGCGCTCCCGCACCCACGCTCGTGGTTCGTTAGTCCGCGGTCGTGGCACCGGCACCCGACGGTGCAAATGTCGATGACACCCTTCTGGGCTTCCAGGTCGGCCTTGTTGCAAACGATGGTCGTTACATCCGAGCACCAGCGAAAGAACTTGGTGTCGTCGCACGCGCCGATGATTTTCTTGCCTTCGTCGTAGATTGCGTCAACCGTAAACACTGTTAGTAACTTTCCTTGGAGTCGGAGTTTTCCATGTGGGCCTTCATCAAGCCATCCAAAATGTCCGAGACCGATTTATCTGAGCCGCGCGCCGGAGCCTCGGGAGCGTCATCCTCATCGCCATCGTCTTCCACGTCGCAAATACTTTGCACTTCGATTCTGCACTCGTAGTAATGGGTGCCGTCCTTGTTGGTCGAGGACGTTTCGCTCACCTTTTTGAACTTTATCGTCATTTCGCCTTCCTCGGGCAGGTCGAGTTCTTTCTTGCCAGAATACGTGAAGGTGGGGTAGTCCGGTCCGCGGTCAGGCATAGCTACCGACATCGGGCCTTCGTGGTCATACTCGCGAGCGAGTGAAATTTCTTTGCTCATAGTCTCTAAATAGTGCGTGTTTTTGGGCGTTAAGGCAGGCCCCATCGGGGCTTGAAGTAGTTGTCGTAGAGTGCATCCAGGTCCGAATTGGTCTGAAATTGGGAATAGATGCAGAGTTCCGCAATATCTCCGTTGTAGTTAAACCCGCCGAAAAAAGCAGAGCCTACGAGGCTCCAGGTCATATTATGAACCCCAGCATCAAAAGCGCCGCCACCGCGGTAAGTCTTATTCTCTCTAAATTCCGAGGTATTGGGATTCACGCTGGATTCTCTCCTGGCAATTTGGCATCTCAATACGGTAGAGGCATTAGAAAAGTTTCCCGAAATGGCTTCGGTGCTGCCGACGGGGGTCAAAGCCAATTCATTAAGTCCTGAATAGTCAATCCGGAGTTGGGTATTCAAGGCTTGGTCCCCCAACACAATCGAATCATTGGTATCAGATTTCTTACTTATCAAAACGACTGTTAAACTGCCCGCCATAGTGAGGGAGGGCATGTCCAAATGGCTTGTGCTAAACCGAACAGCAGGCATTGACCCGAAAATGTTGGTCTTAAATACCGGTTGGTCCGCTCCGGAGTTGGTTAGATTCGCTCCGCCTGCGCTCTGGTCAATCCACTCTTTTCCGGTGCCCCCGATAGCAGTTCCGTCGGACAGCGAAAAACTGTCCGCCTTATACCATCGCACGAGATTAGCCAAGTCGCTGGGGGACTGGGGTCCGCCGGGCGCAACCATAAAGGGATTGATTAGGAAGCCCATTAGAACGTCCCGAGCAACCAGACTTTAAGGCCCTTGGCCCCCGTTCCAGCACCGTTGATGTCAATGGTTATTGACGCATCATCCGTGAGGGCTGAAGTAGAGATGACTGGCGGCGTGGCGGCAGTTTGAGATGTTAGTTCACCTACGTCAATGGTTATCTGAGTGCTGAGCACGGAAGACCCGTTCTGCTTGATGTCCACCGTAACTAGGCCGGAGGACGATACCGTGTTGATGTTCGCGCGCACTCCCGTCAGAGTAGCCGCCGATGGCATCCGAAAAGTCACCTTGGCGGTGCCGGTAGTAAGGGCCGTGGTTTCATCACTGACTGCAACCCCAAGTTGAAATGCAGCCGCGGTTCCGGTCGGACCCGTCGGGCCGGTAGCACCCGTGGCTCCAGTTGGGCCGGTCGGCCCAGTCGGGCCAGCAGCGCCGGTTCCACCAGTGGGACCCGTCGGACCGGTTGGGCCTGTCGGACCTGCTCCGGTGGGACCCGTCGGACCGGTAGGGCCTGTCGGACCTGTGGGGCCAGTGGGACCCATGCCGCCGCCTGCGCCGGAGGTATCCCAGTGCGCAATAACGTCTGCTTCGGTGGTGCCAAAGGAGACAAGTGTTAGGATAGCCGTGGCATTCGCTTCGATATGCGCCGGAGCAGTTCCTC